GGGGAAAGATATTTTCCCTGCGTGAATATCTCCGGTGAGCCGGAGGCGTATTTCCGGATGTCGCCGGAGGACTGGCTGCGGGCAGAGATGCAGGGTGAGATTGTGGCGCTGGTCCACAGCCACCCCGGTGGCCTGCCCTGGCTGAGTGAGGCTGACAGGCGGCTGCAGGTGCAGAGCGATTTGCCTTGGTGGCTGGTCTGCCGGGGTGAGATTCATAAATTCCGCTGTGTGCCGCATCTTACCGGGCGGCGCTTTGAGCACGGGGCGACGGACTGTTACACGCTGTTCCGGGATGCTTATCATCTGGCGGGGATTGAGATGCCGGACTTTCATCGTGAGGATGACTGGTGGTGTAACGGCCAGAATCTCTATCTGGATAATCTGGAGGCCACAGGGCTGTATCAGGTGCCGTTGTCAGCGGCGCAGCCGGGCGATGTGCTGCTGTGCTGTTTTGGTTCATCGGTGCCGAATCATGCCGCCATTTACTGCGGCGACGGTGAGCTGTTGCACCATATTCCTGAACAACTGAGCAAACGAGAGAGGTATACCGACAAATGGCAGCGACGCACACACTCCCTCTGGCGTCACCGGGCATGGCACGCATCTGCCTTTACGGGGATTTACAACGATTTGGCCGCCGCATCGACCTTCGTGTAAAAACGGGGGCTGAAGCCATCCGGGCGTTGTCCACACAGCTCCCGGCGTTTCGTCAGAAACTGAATGACGGCTGGTATCAGGTGCGCATTGCCGGGCGTGATGCAGGTGAAACCGAATTATCTGCCCGTCTTAATGAGCCGCTGGCAAATGGTGCCGTGATCCACATCGTGCCGCGTCTGGCGGGAGCTAAAAGTGGCGGTGTGTTTCAGGTGGTGCTGGGGGCGGCGCTGATTGCGGTGGCATGGTGGAACCCTGTGGGCTGGCTGGGTGCCGCGGCTGTATCGGGCATGTATGCGGCAGGGGCCAGTATGATCCTGGGTGGTGTGGCCCAGATGCTGGCACCGAAAGCCCGGACGCCCACAGCGACCAGCACGGATAACGGTAAGCAGAACACCTATTTCTCATCACTGGATAACATGGTTGCCCAGGGCAATGTTCTGCCTGTTCTGTACGGTGAAATGCGCGTGGGGTCTCGTGTGGTTTCTCAGGAGATCAGCACGGCAGATGAAGGGGACGGTGGTCAGGTTGTGGTGATTGGCCGCTGATGCAAAGTATTTCATGTGAAACCGCCTCCGGGCGGTTTTGTCGTTTATGGAGCATGACGAATGGGCAAAGGAAGCAGTAAGGGGCATACCCCGCGCGAAGCGAAGGACAACCTGAAGTCCACGCAACTGCTGAGTGTGATTGATGCCATCAGCGAAGGGCCGATTGAAGGTCCGGTGGATGGATTAAAAAGCGTGCTGCTGAACAGTACGCCGGTGCTGGACAGTGAGGGGAATACCAACATCTCCGGCGTCACGGTGGTGTTCCGGGCAGGTGAGCAGGAGCAGACACCGCCGGAAGGTTTTGAATCCTCCGGCTCCGAGACGGTGCTCGGTACAGAAGTGAAATATGACACGCCGATCACCCGCACCATCACGTCGGCAAACATCGACCGTCTGCGCTTTACCTTCGGTGTGCAGGCACTGGTGGAAACCACCTCAAAGGGTGACCGGAATCCGTCGGAAGTCCGCCTGCTGGTTCAGATACAGCGTAATGGTGGCTGGGTGACGGAAAAAGACATCACCATTAAAGGCAAAACCACCTCGCAGTATCTGGCCTCGGTGGTGGTGGATAACCTGCCGCCGCGCCCGTTTAATATCCGGATGCGCAGGATGACGCCGGACAGCACCACAGACCAGCTGCAGAACAAAACGCTCTGGTCGTCATACACCGAAATCATCGATGTGAAACAGTGCTACCCGAACACGGCACTGGTCGGCGTACAGGTGGACTCGGAACAGTTCGGCAGCCAGCAGGTGAGCCGTAATTATCATCTGCGCGGGCGTATTCTGCAGGTGCCGTCGAATTATAACCCGCAGACGCGGCAATACAGCGGTATCTGGGACGGAACGTTTAAACCGGCATACAGCAACAACATGGCCTGGTGTCTGTGGGATATGCTGACCCATCCGCGCTACGGCATGGGGAAACGTCTTGGTGCAGCGGATGTGGATAAATGGGCGCTGTATGTCATCGGCCAGTACTGCGACCAGTCAGTGCCGGACGGCTTTGGCGGCACGGAGCCGCGCATCACCTGTAATGCGTACCTGACCACACAGCGCAAGGCGTGGGATGTGCTCAGTGATTTTTGCTCGGCGATGCGCTGTATGCCGGTATGGAACGGGCAGACGCTGACGTTCGTGCAGGACCGACCGTCGGATAAGGTGTGGACCTATAACCGCAGTAATGTGGTGATGCCGGATGATGGCGCGCCGTTCCGCTACAGCTTCAGCGCCCTGAAGGACCGCCATAATGCCGTTGAGGTGAACTGGATTGACCCGGATAACGGCTGGGAGACGGCAACAGAGCTTGTGGAGGACACGCAGGCCATTGCCCGTTACGGTCGTAACGTCACGAAGATGGATGCCTTTGGCTGTACCAGCCGGGGGCAGGCACACCGCGCCGGGCTGTGGCTGATTAAAACAGAACTGCTGGAAACGCAGACCGTGGACTTCAGCGTCGGCGCAGAAGGGCTTCGCCATGTTCCGGGCGATGTCATTGAAATCTGTGATGATGACTATGCCGGTATCAGCACCGGCGGGCGCGTGCTGGCGGTGAACAGCCAGACCCGGACGCTGACGCTCGACCGTGAAATCATGCTGTCATCCTCCGGCACCACGCTGATAAGCCTGGTTGACGGAAGTGGGAATCCGGTCAGCGTGGAGGTCCAGTCCGTCACCGACGGCGTGAAGGTGAAAGTGAGCCGTATTCCTGACGGCGTTGCCGAATACAGCGTGTGGGGGCTGAAGCTGCCGACGCTGCGCCAGCGCCTGTTCCGCTGTGTGAGTATCCGGGAGAACGATGACGGTGCGTATGCCATCACCGCCGTGCAGCATGTACCGGAAAAAGAGGCCATCGTGGATAACGGAGCGCACTTTGACGGCGACCAGAGCGGCACGGTGAATGGTGTCACGCCGCCAGCGGTGCAGCACCTGACCGCCGAAGTCACCGCAGACAGCGGGGAATATCAGGTGCTGGCGCGCTGGGACACGCCGAAGGTGGTGAAGGGCGTGAGCTTCCTGCTCCGTCTGACCGTAACAGCGGATGACGGCAGTGAGCGGCTGGTCAGCACGGCCCGGACGGCGGAAACCACTTACCGCTTCAGGCAGCTGGCGCTGGGGCGTTACACGCTGACGGTCCGGGCGGTAAATGCCCGGGGACAGCAGGGCGATCCGGCGTCGGTATCGTTCCGGATTAACGCACCTGCAAAACCCGCCACCATTGAGCTGACGCCGGGGTATTTTCAGATAACGGCGGTCCCGCGTCTTGCGGTGTATGACCCGACGGTACAGTTTGAATTCTGGTTCTCAGAAAAACGCATCACGAACACAGCACAGGTGGAAAAATCTGCCCGTTATCTGGGGACCGGCAGTCAGTGGACTGTCCAGGGGAGCCGGATTAAGCCGGGGACGGATTTCTGGTTTTACGTGCGAAGCGTCAACCTGGTGGGAAAATCTGCTTTTGTGGAAGCCAGCGGGCAGCCCAGCAATGATGGTGAAGGGTATCTGGAAATTTTCCGGGGGCTGATAGATGAGACGCTTCTGGGTCAGGCACTGAAAGAGCGCATTGATGCTTCAGCGCTGCGTACGGAGGTCACGCAACTGGAAGAAGATATCCGTCAGCGGATGGACACGGATATCGCAGAAGTGACCCGGAAAATCGGGAAGGCGGAAAACAGCCTCACGCAGCTGGTTGCGAAAAAGAATGAGGATCAGACACTGGCCATCGCGCAGGTGAGCCAGAAAGTGGACCGGGTGAGCAGTGAAATCTCACAGACTGTCAGCCAGGGGCAGTCAGAAAACGCCCGACAGATAGCACAGGTCCGCCAGTACGTGGATAAAAAAGGGAGTGAAATTACCTCGACCACGGATAAAAAGCTGGGTGACCAGGCCGTGACCATACAGCAAATCCAGCGGGTTCAGTCAGACACGCGCAATGAGCTGAATGCCATGTATATGCTGAAGGTGCAGAAAACAAAAAACGGTATTCCCTATGTGGCCGGGATTGGTGCGGGGATTGAGGATGTTGATGGTCAGACCCTGAGTAACATTCTGCTGCAGGCCGATCGCATTGCGATGATTACCCCGGAGAACGGCAACACCACGCCGCTGTTTGTGGCGCAGGGGAATCAGCTGTTCATGAACGACGTGTTCCTGAAGCGACTGTTTGCGGTGAGCATCACGTCATCCGGCAATCCTCCGACGTTTTCCCTGACGCCGGATGGCAGGCTGACAGCCCGCAATGCGGATATCAGTGGAGCCATCACGGCGAATACCGGCACGCTCAATAATGTCACCATTAACGAGAACTGTGTCATCAGAGGGAAACTGTCTGCAAACCAGATTGAAGGCGATCTCGTTAAAACAGTGGGTAAGGCTTTCCCTCGTGACTCCCGTGCACCGGAGCGTTGGCCATCAGGAACCATTACCGTCAGGGTTTATGACGATCAGCCGTTTAACCGGCAGATTGTTATTCCGGCGGTGGCTTTCAGCGGTGCCAGACATGAGCGGGAGAACAGCGATACTTATTCGTCATGCCGCCTGATAGTGAAGAAAAACGGTGCTGAAATTTATAACCGTACCGCGATGGATAATACGCTGGTTTACAGTGGTGTTATTGATATGCCTGCTGGTCGCGGCCACATGACGCTGGAGTTTTCTGTATCAGCATGGTGGGTAAATGGCTGGTATCCCACAGCAAGTATCAGCGATTTGCTGGTTGTTGTGATGAAGAAAGCCACTGCAGGCATCACGATTAGCTGAATTTTATAACCCCAATACGGGCGCCAGAAATGGCGCCTTTTTTATTGCAGAAAAGCGAGAGGTAATTATGCGTAAATTATGTGCTGTTATTCTGTCCGCAGTAGTCTGGCTGGTTGCCGCTGGTACGCCAGCGAGCGCAGCAGAGCATCAGTCCACACTAAGCGCCGGGTATCTTCAGACCCACACTGATATGCCAGGAAGCGATAATCTGAACGGGATTAACGTGAAATACCGTTATGAATTTACGGACACGCTGGGGCTGATTACGTCTTTCAGTTATGCCGACGCAGAAGATGAACAAAAAACGCATTACAGCGATACCCGCTGGCATGAAGATTCCGTGCGTAACCGCTGGTTCAGCGTGATGGCGGGGCCGTCTGTGCGCGTGAATGAATGGTTCAGCGCGTATGCGATCGCGGGTGTGGCTTACAGCCGTGTGTCGACTTTCTCCGGGGATTATCTCCGCGTAACTGACAACAAGGGGAAAACGCACGACGTGCTGACCGGAAGTGATGACGGTCGCCACAGCAATACCTCTCTGGCGTGGGGAGCTGGCGTGCAGTTTAACCCGACCGAATCCGTGGCCATTGATATTGCTTATGAAGGCTCCGGCAGTGGCGACTGGCGAACGGATGCATTTATTGTTGGTATCGGATACCGTTTCTGACAACAGACGCCGATTTATCTTCTGTAAATATTGTTATGATACGCAGGTTCATCCGCCTTATGGGGTGAACTGCGTTTGAGGAAACGTAAAGTTACACTGTCCTGAAGCCCGTGGCGTCACTGCTGCGGGCTTTTTTTATTGGTGGAAAAGTATGACAGTAAAAATTTCTGGCGTGCTTAAAGATGGCACAGGAAAACCAGTACAGAACTGCACCATTGTGCTGAAGGCCAGACGGACCAGCAGCACGGTGGTGGTGAACACGGTGGCCTCTGAAAATCCGGATGAAGCCGGGCGTTACAGCATGGATGTTGAGTATGGCCAGTACAGCGTCGCCCTGCTGGTTGAAGGTTTTCCGCCTTCACATGCCGGGACCATTACCGTCTATGAAGGTTCCAGACCAGGTACGCTGAATGATTTTCTCGGTGCCATGACGGAGGATGATGTTCGTCCGGAGGCACTGCGCCGTTTTGAGCTGATGGTGAATGAAGTGGCACGTCATGCCGGAGCATCATCACAGAGCGCAGCGGCAGCAAAGAAATCCGAAACTGCAGCGGCATCATCGAAGAACGCGGCGAAAACCTCAGAAACGAATGCAGCTAACAGCGCACAGGCGGCAGCGGCCTCGCAGACTGCATCGGCAAACTCCGCGACAGCAGCCAAAAAATCAGAAACCAGCGCGAAAAATAGCGAGACAGCCACAAAGGCCAGCGAAAAAAACGCAAAATCCAGCCAGACGGCAGCGAAAACCAGTGAGACGAATGCCAAAGACAGTGAAGCCAACGCAAAGGTGAGCGAAACAGCGGCGGCGAACTCGGCGAAAGCATCGGCAGCAAGCCAGACGGCAGCAAAAGCAAGTGAAGATGCTGCCAGAGAATACGCAAACCAGACAGCAGAGCCGTACAGATATGTTTTACAGCCGCTGCCGGATGTGTGGATACCCTTTAATGATTCGCTGGATATGATTACGGGCTATTCTCCGGGTTATAAAAAAGTGAAGATTGGTGATAATGTGGTTCAGGTTGCCAGTGATAAACAGGTTAATTTCAGTCGCGCATCAACGGCAACATATATCAACAAATCTGGCGAACTGAAAACGGCGGAAATTAATGAGCCGCGATTTGAGTGTGATGGCCTGCTTATTGAGGGACAAAGAACGAACTTCTTCCAGAACAGTACAGACCCTTCGAAGTGGAATAAGTCAACTTCACTGGACGTTACAGAAACAGGCACAGATAGTTTCGGGTTTAATTATGGTCGGTTTGTCGTACAGGATTCGATTGTTGGTACAAGTAAAGCGCATACCATTATCGGACTGTATTCGAGTACCGGAGGGGTTGATACTTCAGGGGACGAAAAGCATGTAACTATATCCTGTCGGGTAAAAAGTGAAGTTGATAATATCGCCGTTCGTATTTTATTTGAACATTATGATGGGGAGGTAAGGACATCAATAGGAGCAGCAAACCTGAACCTTACCACCCGCATAATTAGCAAGACAGGTCAGACAAGCCGTGTTACAGCAAGGTCTGTTAAGGATGATGCAACTGGCTGGATATTTTTTGAGGCTACATTAAAAGCAGATACAACAGAAAATACGGTTGGTGGTTTTGTCCAGTATTCTCCGGATACAGGGCAGATGGTTACATCAGGGGATTATCTCGATGTAACCACTCCACAGATTGAGGCTGGTACAGGCGCATCATCTTTTATTGTTACGGGGACGGCACCGGCAACGCGGGCAAGCGATATGGTGACAGTCCCAATCAAGAATAACCTTTATAATCTTCCTTTTACGGTTCTTTGTGAGGTACATAAGAACTGGTATAAAACGCCAAATGTAGCGCCGCGTGTTTTTGATACCGGCGGTCATCAAACCGGAGCGGGGATCGTAATGGGGTTTGGTTCATCAGGTGGGTACGACGGTTTTCCGTATTGCGATATAGGTGGTTCAGACCGACGAATAAATGAAAATGCCGGGCTGGAAAAAATGCTTATTGGTATGCGGGTAAAGTCCGAACGGTCCACATGTGTAGTCAGTAACGGTAAGTTAAGCAGCGAAACTAAAACCAAATGGGAATATATCCGGAGTACAGCAACCATTCGCATTGGTGGACAAACTACAGCAGGATTACGCCATTTATTTGGGCATGTGAGGAATTTTCGTCTCTGGCATAAAGAGCTAACAGATGCGCAGCTTGGGGAGGTTGTGGAGTGAGAGATTTCACGTTGCGTTTCAGTGATAAAGCAGATTTCAGGGCATTTCTCAGGAAACTTAACTGGGAAGAGGACGAAGAGCTGCAGAATGCCGTTCTGGTTGATGAGATTGGTTTTACGTTCAGGGAGACAGATGTTTCTGATGACGGAGAACCAGAATACACGCGAAACGAAGGGTACTTTGTTAATATCCGTCTTCTTGACGATGGATTTGAGGATTCCGTGTTCCGTGAGTGGGTGGTTACACCAGAGCGCCCGCTCAGGGAGTGGTTTTAAGGATAGCAGATGGATATCACGTCGATACTTCATGCGCTTTGTGCCGTGGCGGTGCAGGTACTGGCTGGTCTTTTTACCGGAAACTGGGCTTACGGGGCGATAGCCGGTTGTACGTTCTTCATTGCGCGTGAACACACCCAGGCAGAATATCGCTGGATTGAAATGTTCGGGCATGGCAAGCGAATGAATATGCCGTGGTGGGGCGGTTTTGATCCTCGTGCATGGGATGTGGCAAGCCTGATGGATTTTGCTGTGCCGGTGGTGGCGTGTCTGCTGATCTGGATGTTGATCCGTTAAATATAAAAAGTAAAAAGCCGCAGTAACTTGTCATGACAGGATACTGCGGCTGGCTGGTTAACTTTCGATAGTGCGAGTATTGAATGATTTCCAGCTGTTACTGATTTTATATAACTGCAGTGGAATTATTCAACACACAGGCAAAACGGAATAAGCTGAGAAAAAAAGCGTGCTTTCCCAATCTGGGGTAAATCACATCTGAATGACACCTGAAAACAGATGGTGGCCTCAAGAAGGCTTGGAATATTCTTCTTTAATGTTATGTAATTTATTGATTTTTCGTGTACGATTTTAAGACATTTATTCCAAGAAAAATTTTTAACTCTTTGATTTTTCGACTCTGTATCATCGGTCTCGAAAACCGGAGTAGGGGCAACTCTACCGGGGGTTCAAATCCCCCTCTCTCCGCCACTTTATCAATGACTTATCTCCCGACTTCCCGCCTTGCTTTTCCTAAACAGAACAATCGTAGGATATTCTTGAAGGGTTAGATCGTCACTGTTTTCTGTTCGATACTGTGACATTCAGCACTTGATTCGCTATGGGTCTGACAGGAAGGTTTCGAGCGAAAATCTACAGTTATTCAGTCGTTTTCTTATCGGTCACCATTATTCTTTTAGACATTGATCCTATGAAACTGCCGCAAAGTTGCTGGCGGGAACTGAAGTTGCGTAGAGAAGGGGTCAATAATTGAGCCAAAAAAGGAACGCGGCCGTCAGATTAAAGCCGCGGGACAAAGTCCATAATTTCCAAGAGTTGTTGAATTTCCCAGCTTTTTTGAAAGCCTTTGTATCATACTAACAAGTAAAAAAGGTTTAAACACCAAAATTAACCTATATTTCTGGTTAGCTTTACCATGACAGATGACTTGCTCCTGGAGACATTTGCGCTGCCAGTCTGTATGGCTGAGTTGTGTATTTATTGTTCGCCTTTTTCTCAGTTTTTTTCTACAGACATAATAAAAAAGACACGACTCAAGTATGAGCGTGTCTGAGTTTGTCTTACTTATTTGTCTTGGTAAATTATTGTTGTTACTACCAGGCACTGTTCTGTTAAATAACTGAAGTCAGCGCAAAAAAATCAATGAGACATCATCTCCTCGACCACTTCTTCGCTACTCAACTGATAGGGATAATACGTTGGCCAGTTTTCCATTTCATTCAATAAAGATTGCTGGGAATCATTACCCATAAAAATGTGAAAATGAGATGATTTTCGTGGTGCAATTATATGATCGCTAAATTGTATATATTTAGGGGCTTTGCTTTCAGGATCTTTACATTCGAATAAGTAACGAACGCCTTTCTTGCCTGATTTATAGGTGAGTATTTTGTATCCATCGTAATCATATTTACAGGATGTTGTTTCATTATTTCTATGGAATTCGACAATGCCGTCCTCAATGCCAATCATTTCGATATCTGTCGCATAACCTTTGCGATAATAATCTTTAATTTCAGCAAATGTTTTGGTTTTATCTGCATCCGCTTTCTTCTGAAAGACGGGGTCAAGTTTGCCACTTTGCAGTAAAGGGTAAACGGATTGCCAGACTCCATCCCAGTCACTGAGCGTTCGGTTTTGTACATTGGTATCATCAAAAACACCATTAGCAGCTTTTTGTTCGACCTCTGTTAAGGGTTTGCCGTGTGAGTGATGACCATGCGAAAAGGCAGGAGCGCTAACAATAAAGACACCTAAAGCAACAGCCAGTTTATGAAGACGAATCGCCAAAACAATTTCCTCCAGAGTTAATGTACATGATGTGTAATGTTATATTGTAACATATGAAAAAATGCAACAACTCATTAGGAAATGAGAGCATGGTATTCTCAGGTGTATTGAACTATCTTATTGAAATAAAATAAATTATTCTGGTGATGAAAGGTTGATGACAAACGAAACATAACTTGATGCGATCTGTGTGGGCCGGATAGGGCGCTTGAACTGCACCCCAAATGTTGGACATAATCTGACATCTGAAGGTGCAGTTTATGAAACATTCATTTGAAGTAAAACTTGCCGCTGTAAATCATTACCTGGCTGGTCATGCAGGCATCATTTCTACGGCAAAACTCTTTCAACTTTCTCACACCAGCCTCTCACACTGGATTAATCTTTTTCTTCTTCACGGTCCTCGGGCACTGGATTGCAGACACAAGCGTAGCTATTCTCCTGAAGATAAACTTTGCG